GGTTGGCGAAAAATATATTTTGAGGACAAAAGAGAAAGGCAAGTTTGGCCGGTACTTGGGTGAAATCAAGGTGGGCAGATCAACAATAAACAAGATGCTGATCAAGCAAAAACTTGCCGTTCCATATACAGGTCAGAACAAAAAAGAAATAGCCGCTGCTCACGAGTCTAACAGACAAGCTCTTATCAAAGAGGGAATGCTAACTGATTCTGGTGTCCCTCCCGTAAGCGAGTATGAAGATCGGTTATGAAGTTAGGCGGATTACTTAAGTCTCTTGCCCCGACTATAGCTAGTGCGGCGGGTGGCCCTATGGCCGGGATGGCGGTCAAGATGGCTGCTGAGAAGCTAGGTGTCCCAGACGCTACAGCAAACGAGATTGAAGATCTCATAGAGAGACAGCCAGAGAAAGCGGTACTTCTCAAAGAGGCTGACAAGGACTTTGCTCATCGGTTAAAAGAAATGGAGATCAACCTAGAGTCATTTAAGGTTGAGGTTGATGACAGGAAAGATGCCAGAGCTAAATTTTCCGGGGACATTACACCCAAAGTGTTTTGCATACTGGCTCTGATTTTGTACGGCGCTTATGTGATGACCGTAACCATAATGCCTCATGACCAGAACGATGAGACTATTATCTCTCTTGTTTTAGGTCAGTTGTCCGGGATACTTGGTACTTGTGCCGCATTTTTCTATGGCGGATCTAATGGCAAGAAATAACATGAAGCAGTTAATTGAAATGTTAAAGCGTCATGAGGGCGAAGTAAAAACCAATGGCCGTCATGTTGCCTACAAATGTTCTGAAGGATACTGGACTCTAGGTATAGGGCGTAACATAGATCCCGAGAATGGAATCGGTTTGTCTGATGACGAAGTTGATTATCTTTTGGAGAACGACATAGAGCGTTGCATAAAGGAGATCTCTAGCGAATATCCTTGGTTCAACGATCTAGACGATGTAAGAAGAGACGCAATTATTGATATCTTTTTTAACCTTGGCGCTACAAGGTTTAGAGGTTTTAAGAACGCTATAGCCGCTATGGAAGAAGGCAACTTCGACAAAGCCTCTACAGAATTTTTAGATTCAAAATGGGCGAGGCAGGTTAAGGGGAGATCTCTAGAGGTCACCGACCTTTTGAAAAGTGGCGAGTATGTTGAATAGGTTTGCGATATGCTGGTTAAGTACAAGTTTGCTCCGGGTGTAAATAAGGAAGGTACAGAATACACAGCCGATAGTGGCTGGTACGATTCCGATAAAATAAGATTTAGAAAAGGTCGCCCGGAACAGATAGGCGGCTGGCAGAAATATTCAACCAATACATTTATTGGCGTTTGTAGATCTATTCACGATTGGGCCACTAGCACCGGCACTCCGTATCTTGGTATTGGCACTACAGTAAAGTATTACATCAATGAGGGTGATGAGTATCATGACATCACTCCCATAAGAGAAACCACTGCCGCTGGTGATGTTACCTTTGCTGCTGTAAATGGCGATGCAACTATTACGGTATCTGACACTAATCACGGCGCACAGCAGAACGACTTTGTCACTTTCTCCGGCGCTGTCAGCTTGGGCGGCAATATAACTGCCGCAGTTTTAAATCAAGAGTATGAGATAGCTACGATTATTGATAGTAACTCTTATACCATAGAGGCCAAAGACACCAGTGGCAGTACAGTTCTAGCTAACGCATCAGACACCGGCAACGGCGGAGCGTCTGTGGTTGGGGCGTATCAAATCAATGTTGGGTTAGATACCTATGTAGCTGCATCCGGTTACGGTGCTGGAACTTGGGGTACTTCAGCTTGGGGAGGATCAACTGCGATTTCTTCTGGCAATCAGTTGCGTCTATATAGTGAAGACACTTTTGGTAGTGATCTTATATTTAACGTAAGAGGAGGTGATCTATATTACTGGGACGAGAGCGCGGGGCTATCTAGTAGGGCAACTACTCTTGCAAGCAACCCATCTGCCTCTAACTGTCCTACGGTTGCTCTTCAGGTTATGGTTTCTGACACCGACAGACATACTATAGCCTTTGGTACTAATCCTATTGGTTCTTCCTTTATAGACCCTTTGTTTATCAGATGGTCTGATCAAGAGAATCCTTTTGATTGGACGCCAAGCGCAACCAATACGTCAGGTGGCGTTTCTTTGCCAACAGGATCTTTGATCATTGGCGCTATTAAAACAAGACAAGAAATATTGGTGTTTACTGATAGCAGCATCCACTCAATGCGGTATTCCGGCTCACCATTTACTTATCAGTTTTCTCTTATCAGTGAGCAATTTTCTATGGTTGCTCCCAAAGCTGCAACTAGTGCTGGTGATTCGGTTTACTTTATGGATCGAGGTGGCTTCTACGTTTACAACGGGGCGATTCAAAGGTTGGTTTGCACTGTCTTGGATTATGTATTCAGCAATATCAATCAAGAGCAGATATATAAAGTATTTGCCACTACCAGTGTAGATTTTTCTGAGGTTACTTGGTTTTACCCTATAGGTTCTGGTGATACGGAATGCACTAATTATGTCACCTATAACTATGTGGAAAATTCTTGGTCTGTTGGAACTTTAGATCGAGGCGCTTGGATATCTGCGAATACTCGTAACTTCCCGATAGCTTCATCTAACATCACCGGAAATACTGATAACTATCTTTATTATCACGAGAACGGATTTGATGCTGATGGAGAGGCTATGAACTCTTACATAGAGTCTGGTGGGATAGAGCTTGGTGATGGTGAGCAGTTTATGTTCGTTACCAGAATGATTCCTGACTTTGAATTTAGGGGGGCTTCCTCCTCTGCTGCTATTAACGTGATTCTTAAGGGTGGCGATTTTCCTCTTGAAAACAAACAGACTCTTTCTACCTCTCTTGTTACTGAGAATACTCAGCAGTCCTATGTAAGGACAAGGGCTAGAGAGACTGTTGTCAGGATAGAAGGCACTGGAACCGGGTACGGCTGGACACTTGGTGATTTGAGATTTGACGTTAGATCTGATGGGAGAAGGTAATGGCCGAACAAAGAAATGTCATTCTTCCCATTGCGGATGTGGATTACAGTTACAACAACGAGCTTACCACTAGGAGATTGATAGAGAAGTCCTTTAACGAGGTTCAAGATACGATCAACGTCATATCCAATCAGAACGACAAGGACACCTCGCTTTCTCTAAGGAAGTATCAGTTCATGTTTATGGGTGCTAAATGACAGACGTTATAAAGGTTCTGGGTCAGCTTGACGCAGCAGCTACAACCACCGAGGTTCTGTACACAGTCCCTGATTTGACCGTGACAACAGTCAGTTCTTTCGTTGCCTGCAACAGAAATGCGGGCGCACAGACATTCAGACTCAGCATTCATGTCGATAATGCTGGGGCAGATAACAAACAATTTTTATATTATGATAAGCAAGTAAACGCTAATGACACTTTGACAGCAGTCATAGGTATTACGTTGGGGCAGGGCGATGTTATGAAAGTATATGCCAGCTCAACCGATTTCAGTTTTAGCGTGTTCGGCGTGGAGACCAGTTGATGAATAGAATGCCCCCGTTGCAAAGAAATGCAGACGAGTTAGCTAGGTACGGTAGGTACGGTGACTCGATGCTGGTTCATATGAACCCGGCTGAGGTTCAGGGAATTGCGGCCTTGTCCCCCACTGGCAAGCTAACCAGAAACCCCGTCACGGGCCAGCCAGAGGCTTTCCTGCCATTCTTGGCCCCCCTGCTGGCTAAGGCCGCCCCCGCCCTTCTAGCCAAGGCTGGTCTTGGTGGGCTGGCTAGTGCCGCTGCTGCCGCTCCGGGCGTAACTTCCGCTATAACATCTGGTCTGGTCACTGGTGTTGCTGAGGGAGATCTTGAGAAAGGCATTATGGCTGGTATCACTAGCTTTGGAATAGGCAAGGCTCTGGGTGCAGCCAGTGATGTGGCTAATTTAGGGAAAGAAACTGCTGAGGTTGCGAAGGCTACTGAGGCTGTCGATGCAGCTAGAGAGGCTTTAGGAACTCAAGCAACTCCGACCTTGGGAGATGTATTAGCAAGATCCACCCCAGATGTTGCTCAAGGTAAAGCCTTAGAGATGGGGTTAACTCCTTTTTCTCCTGAGCAAGCTGAGTTTGTGAAAGCCGCTGGCAGGTCAGAGGGAGCGCGACAGGCTTTGGATACGGAAAGATTAGGGTTAAGTCCTGCAAAACAAATCGGTTCTGTTTTTAGCGAAGAAGGTCTTGAGGCTTTTGGCACAGAAATGATGAAGCCTTCCAACATTCTTCCAACTGCTATTGGTGCTGGCAATCTGGCGCAGATGGATGCGATGGAGAGGCAGAACGCTATAGGTAGAGAGCAAGAAGCTAAGAGACAAAGAATGCTAGATAGGCAACGAGGCATTATGTCTGGCGCTGCCTCTTTGGCACAACCAAGAAATCCATTTGCCGGTGTATTTAAAAAGCCCGGTCTAAGCGCGTTCAGCGGATAGGAGCTAGAGATGGCCGAAGATACAGAATTCACCTCTG